GGATAGAACATCCATCACACTAATTCTAGTGTCTCTAACGCAAGGTTTACCACCTTTTTTACCCTTTGTAATCGTAATTAAATCTTTATAGTTATAAGTTTTAATTGTGATTGGTGTTTTATTAGCTTCATGATAAAGGTCCCAATCAATTATACAATTTTTTTCCATATCAGTAAGTATTGATAATACGTTTTTATATAGTAATTGCCTTTGACTTGTAGTTTGTTCAGATAACACTTGATTTGCATGTAGAATGCTACAGTTAAGAGCCATCTTTTCATTTAAACCAATATCAGCACATTTAGTAAGTAAATCATTTACTATTTTTTCTGCTTTATTTTTCATTAAATTCATTTTTACAAAAATAGTAAACTTTTATTAAATAAGCAACACTAAGACATAAAAAAACCTCTCATTGGTAGCGACACTTCTGAGAGGTTTTGATGGTTTGTAACCATAGACGGTCCTAATCCGTTTATCTTTAGTATTTGTTTTGATTTAGTCTTATTTTTTTGACTCTTGAACCAAATTTATAACCTAACCAAAACGTTAACATATTTGCTAATATAAAAATTATAATCATATTAATAAATATTAGCAAACTTTAATTTATTTAATATTTATGAAACTTCCTGATGAACCAGCCATAGTGGTAGGTAATTGACCATCCCATTTCTCGATTTTCTTGAATTCGATATAGTTCGGTGTTAACTCTTTTTGTTTCAAACGAATTGAATACGCTTGTGCTGATGCATTAATAATCATCTCAGCAGAGTCAGCTTTAGCCACAGCAACTTTACGTTGACCATCAGCTTGTGCAGCAATTGCTTGTTGAATAGATGCTTCTGCTTGTTGTATAGATTTTGTTTTAGCTATAATAGATTCTTGTAATGCTTCTGGTGGAATAATATTAGAACGCATTTGAGACACTGTAAACCATTTAGATAACCTTACGTTACATTCAGCTACGATAGCAGCTTCAAACGCTTGTCTATGACCAAATACTGAATCCACTTCCCATCCGTTAGCCACGTCATTTACAGCACCAACGATTGCATTTTTCAACCATCCTTGTTCAATATCTTTAATTGGTAATCGTAAGTTAACGAACATATCTCCAACTGCATTAGCTTTCAATGAGTAATTGAATGTAGGTTTGATATCCGCTGGGAAACCACCTCGTGTAATTACTTGTTGCTGGTCAAACTCAATATGTTGTTGGAATGTTGGGAACTCATAAATGTTCTCAGTCCATGTATTATATAAAACCCATCCAGTTTTATACTCATACTTAGAAACTCCACGACTGTTACCAGTTAAGTTTACTTTGATACCAACATGTCCAGCATCGATTCTTTCGATAGCGAATGGTTGTGCTGATGCTAAGATGATACCTAAGATAAAGATACCAATCGGTTTCAATAACCATATGAATCTGAATTCACGGTTATAACCAGTTCCTTCGAACATACTATCTTTCGTTGAGATAGCTACTAATGCTGCGATAATTAACGCTGCTACAAAAATTAATGTACTAATCATTTTTCTTTTTTTTATTTATTTATAAATTTAATAATTGTTTTAACCATATAATTTAAAGCCCCTACGGTTAACAAAAGGCCACCCATTATTGAAATTATCTGTATTATAATATTTACATCTCTACTAATTATGTACTCAGCCATAAGTCCAAAACCAACAATCCATAAAATTAACATTCCAGATAATTTCAATATTAAAGTAGTTACACCATCCATATTTTTATTTTTTTACAAATATAGGTATAATATTTAAATTACACAACAGTTTCTTGAACTGATTTTGAATAATTATTTATTTTTTCTCTAATCTCAGTCAGAGTCGTAGTTTTAACTAAGTCACCATTTTTGTAAACAGTAGTTAATAAACCATTTTCCTCTAAATCACGAGAACATTTATCTTTAAGAGCATATGTTAAACTATCTTTAGCGTAAACATATAAGTAACCTCTTGCTGATTTTTTGGTACCATCATCAGTTACTGGGTCTTTGTAGATGTCTCTATCGATACCATTAACTACTACGTGAGTTGCTTTAACAGCACCACCTTGATTATCTCTAGTCGCATAACCCATAGAGTAAGAACCAATACCTAATACTACGTTAGTAGATGCGAAACCTTTTGCAGCTAATCTGTTGCAAATTGCATCAGCTCTATCTAATGTAATTGAATCACCATAGATTGCACCGATGTGAGAATCTAATACTTTGTATCCTTGTTTGTTAACTGTTCCTCCAAATACATCCCAAAGTAATTCAATAACACCTTTCTCAATAGCATCTACGTTTTCATCGTATGGATTTTGTTCATCATCCCATCTTTTACCACATAAGATATCAACTGGGTCACCTGAATCTGGTCGTAACACTAATTTACCATCACGAGAAAGAATTTCTTCTTTAAGTTCAGTAATGTATTCAGTACATACTTTCCATAAGTCAAATGAATCAGATACTACTGATAAGATACCAGTTGGGTATTGTTGCATCAATCTTCTGAAAGCACCAATCTCATCTTCTTTACCGTATGCAGTCATAACAGCATGTTCAGAAGCTGGAACACTGAAACCTACATTCTTAGTCCCATAATAATAGTTCGCAGCTAATAATGCTGGAATTGTATCAGTACCAGAGAATGAAGTTAAGAAACCTAGACCAGAACTAATTGCTGACTCTGGGTGTTGCATTCCTCTGAATGAGAAATCATGTCCTTGGAAATCAACAAATCCTAAATTATCTTTATCAGTTTTTCTAGCGTGAGATAATAAAAGGTTTTTATAACCGTAAGCTAATGAAGCTGAGTGAACTGGTTTCCAAATCAAAGAAGAAATCAATGTTTCTAAGAAGTTAGGTAACCAAAAGAAATCTGGATGAGTATTCTTAATTGTGAATACTGGGATTTTCTCATCAATGATAGTTCCTTCGTCTAATGCTTTAATCTCAATAGGTAAGTAACCTAAATCATGTAATGCTTCGAAGTGAGATACATCATAGTCAGTTCCTAAATACGATGATAAGTATTCTTTAGCTTCACCACAAACTTCAGCTTTAGGTCTAGCAAAGAAATCATTAGCATACATGTCATGGATTGACTTAACTGTATATTGCACACCAGCAACTACAATTTTTTTAGCTTGTTTAGGCATATACTTCACATTTCTTAATGTGTAATTCGAATATACCTCAGTCGTACCCTCTGGATACATCGCATGGTGACTGGTTTTATAACCATCAGTCATCAATAGCGGATTTTGTCTGTAACTATTCATATTATTTGTTTTTATTTGAATTCTAATTTAATTTGAGTTAACTTATTATTTGGTTCCAAGTCTTGGAATGAGTCAGTAGTGTATATGTGGTCAATATTATGTAAAGCCTCAATACCTTTAGAGAAAATACCATGTGATACAATTAAATTAACGTTACCAGCATTATTTTCTTTAAGTTTATCAGCTAAACCAATGAAGGTCCCACCACCATCACAAATATCATCAATGATATAAACATCTTTACCATGTAAATCATTTACATCACAAGTCATATTTAAGATTTGACCAGTTTTTACATCTCTGATTTTATTACATAATACAATACCATCTGTATAACCAACGAATTGAGCAGCTTTGAAGATTTTCTTGTACGCACCAGCATCTGGTGATACGATATAATAATCTTTTTTATCAGCTAAGATTTGTTTAATAAAGTTATGATTACTAACTGGGTCACAATTATTAATTAATGCTAAAGATACTTCAGAGTGTGCATCATATACAGCAACTTTAGTATACTCTTGTGAATTAATTATATTTGCTATAACCTTAATCGATAAAGGCTCACCACCGACCATAACACGGTCTTGTCTAGCAAATGGTAGATAAGGGATGAATAGTTTGATATATGTAAACCCTAATCGTTTTAAAGCATCGGTAGCTAGTAATAGAATCATTAAATCATCTGACGATTTAATTCTAGTTGTAATGATAACCTCATTGTTACCTATCATCCAATTCTTTTCAATAATTTTAATGTGTGGTTCACAACCACTTGGGAAGCTAAACTTTTGATATTCCAATTCGGTAAATTCTTTACCAAATGGTTTAAAGTTTTCATCTAAATTAATAACTGCTCTCATATTTATAATTTCTTTCAGCAAATATAGTTATTTAAATTCAATTAATGCAAACTTTTTTATAAAAAAATCGATATTTATTAATAAAAAAGATTTTATGAATACTAAAGCACTGATATTAGAGCAATTAAAAGAGGATTTATATATAAAGGTTTACGCAAAGCAAATGCTTAATGAAGTTTTTACTGGTAATAAAACTGGTGAAAACGAATATGAATGGAATATAGATAATAAAAAATCTATTAAAGATAAGGCAACTGAATACT